ATCGCAAGCCAGGTCAACGGATCTTGGAAAAATTCTTTCATTCTTTCTTCTCCTCTCTGTTTATAGCCATGGCCTCCATTAAATATTGTTTTACTTCCAGCAACACAGAATGTATCGCTGCATTTCTATCATGGAAATGTTCTTTCTTCATTCTTTTGTAAGCTCTCAGAATAATCAGAGTCGCTAAATATTCTTCATAATTTGAAGCCATTATACCCATCTATTTCTTCCTTATTGGAACGAGAATAGGATACTCTCCATCAGTGCCGACAATCCAATGATAACGATCGTCTAAATAAAACGCTATGCCTTCGAATGGGCCTACACTTCTGACTTCTATAATTGGATTTATTAATTTATCACTACACGGCACGGTATCGCCTTTATAAATTATTAAAGTCTCTTCGTCAGAAGTCAACTCCAATTTTTTTAATTTCGGCATGTTAAATACTCACTTTCCAGATGCCCTTTGAGCGCATCTCTTCTGCATGGTTTCGTATCATAGACCAATTCTCTTCCAGTTCTCGCTCCGTGAATTCTATGCGATATGCTTTGTAGATGGGGCCTGAGCCTCTATAATCCCCCATTAGATATATAATCTTGACCACTGTGACACAGACACCCAACATCTTGCAATAGGATTTGAACTGCGTCATGTAATACCAGTGATCCAAGATATTATTCTTTGTTGATTTCCAGGTGCATTTGTATTCTTCGTCCACAATAGGATATCGCCCAAGCGGATCTTCATTGACCCCGTCCGGACTTCCAACAATACCATCCAGCTCTATTTCACCTGGTCGTATGCCCACCCTTCCTCCAAAGGCGCTGCCAAACGCGTCTTCCAGGACTTGTTCCCACAGGAATCCCACTTCGGCTGTGACGCTCATATCCCATTTGACACTGCTGTAATCATTGATCTCAAGTTTTTTATCTATAAACTTTATAACATCAGTGAGATGTATGAGCCCTGTTTCTGAAGCTTTCGATCTCTCTACCCCGGAACCGGCGGGTACGAATTCTTCATTTAGATCAATTATTTCCATTAACAACCTCACAGTTTTTCTGTATAAAAGCAGCCGTGTGACGCTGTACGAGTTGAAATGTTCGCATCCATTCTTGGACCATCTCTATGAACGCGGTCAATTTTTTCTCTGCAAAGGCGAGTTGGTGTTCTTTAAGCTGTTCCAACATTATTATATTGGCCTGCAGCATAAAAAGACTATTCTGTGCGAGTATGCAATTGATAGCCTCTGTGATGTACTCCTTTTTTTTAAAATGTGCATTAAAAAGAAAATCAAGGAGATTAGTAGTACACCATATTATTTGACTTATCCCACCTATGGACAAAGCAGCTACAACCTGCACATTCGTTTCCTTAATACCATCGACCACCTTCTGCAAATCCAGCATTACTTTATACCCATTCTTGGAGAAAGGGTACGCCAACTTTTCCTTGAATCCGTAATAAGCCTTAGAGGCTATGTCAGTCATGCGAAGATCTTTACTGTCATGATATGTGATTATCCCCATAAGTATTATGCCAAAAAGTATAACCATAAAAAAGCCAAACATTTTGCACCTCCTGTAAAAGAGGACGGCGGAAGATCTCCGCCGTCCAGCGCCGAGTTGGTGGGACGTCTACTTCAGGGTGATCACACCCTTGTCGGAGACGCTGAAATGCTTGAGTTGGAACTCAGGCTTGAAGAGAAGGGCGAGGATGTTGTTCTTCTGAGGGTCATTCCCCAGGGCCTTGTATGCCCGAGAGGGAATGTCTTTCTTCTCGATGGAGCCCTCATTCTCCGCGAGCATTTGTATCATGACCTCAACGGCCTTGTCTTCGAGATTGGTATCCGGTTTACCAGTCTCTTTTTTGCCGGCGGCTTTCTTGCCGGTCACCTTTGCCTCGTCGCCCTTATCCCAAGGCGTGGCTATGATCTGATCGACCACGAGGATATCCGCCGATTTCTTTTCCGGCGCATCCTTGAATTTCCGGACGGGACCCGGCACGCGTACCCAATGGGCCTTTATGCCGTTGAGAATCGACGCCTTGCCGGCGCTGAGCCTATCCGCAGGCAGTCCACTTTCTATCATGGACTGCAGCATAAACACGCCATTGCTCTGCCGGGAAAGCGTGAGTCGATCGTTGGTGGAAATGTTGACGAGGGCGTCGCCGTCATCAGACGGCATCCACTTCTCGCGGTTACCCATGGACCAATACTGGCGCGTGGGCTCCTCACCTTCGTCTTCGTCACCGGTACGAAGGGTCAGACCAAGACAGGGTGCCGGCTCCGAGTTGCCTTGGAAATCGTACATCTCGAATTTGGCGTCCTCGATTGTGGCTTCCTTGTCATCAAAGAAGCCGCCCGAAGACATCTCCTCGGGATTTAAACTTGCAGTGGGTCTATCGGACATGGTATATACCTCCTGTGTCCCTTAAAGGTTGATAAAATAAGTGGCCTCTTATGGTTCAACCCGATCCTCTTTATCACCCCCTTTCATGTTGTATCTGAGCTCAAGAATGAGCTCGGCTTCATGGATAATCTTTTGAATATCCAAACTTCCTTTGCCCCCACGTCTGTTGTGTCTACAGACGCGTTTGAGGATACTCGCTTCGAGAAAAGGTAATTTGTTCTGCTCTATAAATACAATAGGCTGAATCGGGAAATCTTTATAATGATCCCCTCCAACTTGTTTCTCTAATGCGCTCATCTCTTTCCCCTTTCTTTCTCCTTTATTTTTTCCTCATTCGTGGCGGCGCGTAAGGAGGCACTATCTTTTTGACAAATGCCTCCCGGAACCATGCCGGCGCAAAAGATTTATACTTCTTGATGAACCACAGAATATTGTCATCGATTACAAAGTTTTCACAAAAGTCATCCACGGCCCGGACACCTCGGCCACAGGTCTGCACCAATTGTTGCATCGCGATATAGGGGGCGTACTCGCTGTCCTGCTCCATTCGGGCTCGCACTATTTTTGACCTGGTGTCCGGGTATGGAACTTTGCCAATAATCTGATATTCACATTCGTCGTAAGGAAAATCCCACCCTGTCGCCATGCTTGGGGAAACCAAGACAGCCGGAGGATCCATAAGCTTAAAGAATTGAACTATCTGAACGGTGTTCGTACTGTCATGGGTAATCATATGATTGGCATATTGAGACTGTTGCATTATCAGGTCTCTTCGTGCATAGGAAACCGTGTGGATGATGCCTTTTCTGTCTAAGCGGCTCCGGAGAATCTGATCTATCTTTTTAACCCATCTATCCATATCTTGTTTTGTGGCTCGGTGATTCAACCTGATAGTGGGACAATGTATCAACTGTCGCGACTCCACGGGGAATGTGTGGGGAAATTCCAGGACCTCGCATTCTTCTTCAGTGATGCCTAACATATCCATAGTCTTGAAACATATAGACGCTGACGAGGGTATGATATGAGGAATGTTCATGAATAATGCTTGTTGTGCGTATTCGCCAGCCCACAATGGAGAGAACGTTACTGTCAATCTGTTCACTTCGACAATCCAGTTCTTTTTGTCTATAGAGGATATGATTTTGAAATAATTCTTTAGCTTTTGCAACATAGCCAATTTACGAGCAGCTTTATTGTCTCCGCTTTGAGCAGCTGTGACAAAATATTTTATTTCTGAATCCAAATTTTCATTAGATTGTATGGCCCATTGCCTCCACATATCGAGTGTATATTTTTCCGGGACCACCGGCAACATGGAAGCTATCCAAGAATCCTTGCGGCTGAACTCCACCTGCATAAAACTCGCTACCGCTTCCGGCGCGTCGTGGCCTTCGTCACATACCAGGACATTCACCTTGCCAATGCCTTCCGAATAAGCGTTAGAGTATAGCCAGAAAGCATAATTGGTCACTACAATGTTCGCCTCGCGGGCTCTTCGTAATTGATCATAGTAATAGCAACCCTGGCTTTTGTACGGGCAAAACACGCCGGCGATACAGGGGCCTTCATCACAAGAGTTTTCTTTATAGGTATAAATGCAACGGTAGGAATTTCTGCCTCTCATGTCCACCACGCCCATACTTTCGAAGTCTGCCGCTAACTGATCCTGCAGACCTTTCGTAGATGTAAGAATGACAACTCTTCCTCCGAACAAAGATCCAGCTGCCATATAGGCCAGGGATTTCCCGAATCCTGTAGGGCACACGAGAAGAACAAACCTCTTGTCAGATTCA